GAATACGTTTACAGGGATCAAGAATGGAGAAGGAAGAAAAAACCAAATGCCAAAATGTTTGCAGGAATATCTGCACAAATTGGATGGGATAATTACGCACTCTTTGACAAGTCTGAAGATGAGGCTGTTGACCTGGCGGTTAAAGATTACCAAAAAAGAAAAGGTAATTTTATTGATGATGAAAAAGAAATGAAACAATTTGAAGTTAATTTGGAAGCTATACCAGCTACAGTTAAAAATTATATCCAGGCATTAAAAGATTTAGAAATTAAGAAACATAAAAATATTAATAGTGAACGCTATGTAAATTTATGGATGGATGGTATTGACATTCCTTGGACTGGTCGTACTGATATGGAAACAGATGAGTTTTTTATAGAAGCAAAAACGAAATGGCAAAGACGAGGTGGTAAGCCTAGGAAAGATGGTACTTACAATTATGGAAAGGTTGCAATACCACAAGAACCAGAAAAGGCACATGTGGATCAAGTATCTTTTTACAGAGCTGCCACAAAGAAGCCAGGCTATTTAATTTATGCAACACCCTATGAATATAAAGTTTTCAGCACTAGTCAGTCCTCCGCTTTAAGTGCTGAAGTCGGTGAGAGCTGTATGAAGGATTTCTATCGTACAGCTCTTACAAGACAGAACCTGGTTAAGCTATCGGATGATGCGGAGCATATAGCGAAAAATTTTATACAACCAGATTTTAATAACATTAACTATTATGGTTACACACCAGAAGAATTATCGGAGGTAAAACAATTTTATGGTCGCTAATATAATACCACTAGAACCTTTTCTTAATTCATTAGAACTATCGGAAGAATATAGAATATATCCTTTAGTAAAAATGGATTACCAAAAAAGAAAAGAAAGAGAATTAATTCAACAATGTAGATGTAGAAACAGACTCAAAGAAAAACAGAATATGAAATGGATTTGGTTTAACATTAAGAAAGGAACGGATGAACACACAAGATAAATTAAAAGCAGCTATCGCAATTTATGAAAAAGATTTTCAAAAGAATGCGATGACAGTTAGAGGCGGAAAGAAATATGGAACAGTTAATCAAAGACTGAAAGCCTTTAGAATGTATTTCCCTGATGCTTCTATAACAATAGATGTCATTAAAAACGAAAGAGTCCAGGTCAAGAACTTGGAAACTGAAGTTGTTGTGATGAAATGTTCTATCAGTATTGATGGAAAAACTGTTTCAACAGGCATAGCGGAGGAGTTTAGAGAAGGATCAGCTCCAGTAAATGTAACAAGTTTTTGGGAGGTATGCGAAACCAGTGCGATTGGTCGTAGCCTTGCCAATTTAGGTTTTAGCGGACAGGAGTTTGCGTCTTATGATGAGATACAAATAGCGGAAGCTAAAAGCCAGACTATCAGTAGCTCTGGTACAAAAGCAGATAAACCAAAGGATGAATTATTATCCTTACATGAATTTACTGCTGCTGTAGATCAAGCAAAAAGATCATATCACTTAGATGAAATAGTAACGAAATTTAAATCTTGGCTAGGAAGTTTAAGTGAAGAAGATGTAAAAACAGCTAGGTCTATTTACAATAAAAAAAAAGAAGAACTCAATACAATGAAGAAAGGAAAACATTTACATGAGTAGAAAATATTTAAACATGTTCCCAGGAGATGATCTGAAAGGATCAATGACAAACTGGGGGAAGAAACCCCTGGCATCTTCTCACAAAGAAGGTTTTACACCTCAAGAAGATATTGTCTTGAAAGCTGGTCAGCCATACAAACTAACATTATGGCAAGGAACAACAAAGAACACTGGTTATCCAACAGTATCTTTAGCGGTGGAAGAATGGCAGCCATTTACAGGCGGCAGCTCTAACAATGCTGAAGGTAATACAGGATCAGACGAAGCTCCGTTTTAGTCATGAAAGATCAAAAGACTCTACAATATTACACCAGAGGTGAGGTCTTAAACAAAGAAGAAAGAGCCAGGAAGAAATACAGAAGCTATGTAGAAAGACGAATTTTTCATCCTGGTTTTTTTTCTAATAAAAATGTAAAGGAGGAAGAAGATTGCCAGAACAAATCAATCCCGACCACTATCAAAAAGAAATAGAAACCTTTGATGCTATTGCTAGTCAATTAACAAAAGAACAAGTCATAGGATATTTAAGATTTTCTATTATGAAATATGTTTGTCGCTTTGGTGCGAAACATAACAACAACCAGGAAGCCAAGCTAATGGATATTGGTAAAGCAGAATGGTACACAAATAAATTACTGCAATATCTAAACGATCATGGCTAGATGGAATTACTTTAACAGAGGGGATCATTACTCTGAATGGCATCGCAAGTTTGAAGGTATTGCGATGATTGATGTAGACTCTGTTGAATGTTGCCAGGTTTGTTATGAACCCCTAGCTATAATCGAAGTAGCGATGGATAAAGGTCAAAACAAAGCCTATACCTTAGTCAAAAAGATAGCTGATAAAATGCAGCTCCCTGGTTTTGTTGTTTTATATACTGCGGAACAAGATGAAATAACACAGTTTAGAATTAAACGAGTGAGTCCACAAGTTTCCAAAACTTATAGAATAGCAGAACCAGGACTCTGGTTATCTTATTTAAAGAGTTTACAAGACAGCTGCAAGAGCTGTAGTATAGATAATATAGAATGGTAAAATTTATATTATGGATTTCAATGTGTAGCGGTACACAATGTGCAACAATAGATCAAGCATACGAAAGCTATCAACAATGTAACTTGGTCGCTAGAGATGTTTTGTTAATCATGCAAGAAAATAATATAGATAGATTCTACATAGCTTGTGAAAAAAGAAGCGGAGTATAAATCCAGGGGTAAATCTTTTAACTACAGCCTGGAGCTGCATCCTTGCCAGGTCTGTACCAGAAAATGGATAGAACTAAATCTCATGCGAGTAAATCATTATGCACTAAAGAAACCAGAATATGAGTGTTTTGCGTGTTATAATGCTAAAAATAACCCATAAAAATCCATTTTAAGAGCCTTCTAAGGGGTATTTATATAGATACTAGTATAATCTTATTCGGTTATCTTGATACTGAACTTAGGTATCTTCTTAATATAATCTCTACGCAGTCTAATATTAAGCATTTTGTTTAAACAATCATCCTGGTAAAAGTTTTGTAACTGATACAGCAGCTCTACTAGCTTGGCATCTGATTTATTATGGGTAACATAGATAACATCTTTATGGCTAGGTCTTAGGTCTGTAGAATTAGATCCCCAATAATTTTCAAACGCAGCTCCAGTCTTACTGGTAACACCAATATAATATTCACCAGATGTATAGTAAGTCTTATAGACTTTATAAACTGGTTGTCTTTTAAGTTTCTTTTTTTTCTTTTTGACGGATCGCACCACAGTCTACACAAGTCCATAGTTCTAAAAAATTATCCGACATGCAAGGATATTTCTTACAATCAGGACATATCTTTTGTTGAGAGTTCTTTTTATAAGTTTCTTGTTGTTCCCTGGTTTTACTAGACCAATCGTACCAGTGCATTAAATATTAGCTATGATACCAATAACAACAAGACCAACAAATAAAACCATAAGTTTCTTTTTTAAAGGTGCATTACTAAACCAGGCTATTGCTTTATCTGTCTTGTCAATCATCTTGTAAAAAAATATTTCCATGTTATCTCCTACTTTTTAAATTTTTTAATAGCAAGATCAGTAATCTTGATACCAAATGAACTGGCTATAGCAGCCATTAATGCGTATATATACCAGTCTGGTAAGCTATTCAAGGTATCAAATCCTTCTTTTAACTTGTCTACCCACTCAGGTTTATTAGCAAAGATAGAAATAAATACAATCACCAGGGGAATAGATAATAAAACAGTAAACCATTCATCCCGCCAGGAGTCTTTCATATTTTTTTGAGCTGCTATCTCATAATCAATTTTACCTTCAGCCATTTTGATGGCATGAGTTTGTTCTGCTTTTGCCAAAAGCTTCTTCGTTTCTGTTTTTGTTTTCATAACATCAACAGCTCCTTTAGCAACAGTACCTAATAAAGACCAAATCATTTTTTTAATGGTGAGTCTAATGTACACTCACCCTCCTCTGAAACGTATAATAATCTCACACCTAATTCTTTTTGTAAAGGTGTAGGTGATCTATAAATATAATTATTTTTAGAGTTTACTCTTTTCCCGGTTCTTCTGTAACTAGAAGATTTAACATCTACTAACAAAACTTGTTTGTTTTCTGGATCATAACAACAAAAATCTATAGGGGATTGGACAGCTTTTTTTGCATAAACAATGTAGCCTTGTTGAGTTAGCCACAGCTCTGCTGCCATTTCGGATTGAAAGCCTTTTAATATTCGCTTATCCACATGATAACTATAACGAATTATTTAATTATTAAAGCCAAAAAAGTTTGTGAATAGAGCTATAGCTCCAATGATAATACCTCCGAATAAAGCGATTGCTTTGATACCACCAGCTCCCATATTCATACGTTTATTAAGATCAGCAATATCTTTTGATTGCATATCCATTGTATCAGATATTTGATTTATTTTTTCTTGCATAACATTAACCTGGGTAATTAACACCTCAATCTTTTGAGCGGTTGTTAATTTGGTTAGGTTTGGCATTTTATGCAGCTTCGCTTGGTTTCTTTTGGTATTTTAATTCTATGTTTTCAGCTCTTAGAGCCTGGTTCTTGGTCTTTTCAACTTCTAACATGTCTAAAATCATGTGATAACTTTTCTTCATTTCATGATATTCTTTCTCAATCGAGTGAGCTTCAGCAGCGGTCATGTCTTTTCCTTTCAATAAATTGTGATGTGAGGGATCGAAGTTATTAAATTCCATTTTTATGTCAATCTATTTTATTCCAGACAGAGGATTTTCCAATGCTTTCTTTATTTTTAAGTCTAATTCTTCTTCTAGTTTTTTAATATCATCTTCAAATATTCTTAGTTCATCTCTTAAAGTGTTCTTCATTTCATTTACTAGGCTTTCTGTATATCGACTATCTTTTTCAAGTTGAGTTATGTCAGATTTAAGATCTGATTTTAATGACTCAGCTACCGAACTTACTAGCTGTATTTCCTCTAAGACCATAGATATTTCACCCTGAAGCATATCTACTTGTTGTTGCACTAAGTCAATTCGTTTGTCAAAACCGCTAAGATCAGGAGCTGCATAATCTTGGATCTGTTCTTTCATGGTAAGATAATCTTTATAAAACTCAAAACCTCCCCATAATGCACCAACAGATGTAACTAATGCTGTAATGATAGCAAAGATCTTGCCACCTTTAAATTTTATACCGCCAGGTAATTCTAATTCTGCCATTGACTATCTACCATTTCATTAATTGCCAAGTAATCCATATACCCTATAACATTTGCTCCATTATCTTGTATCACATCCTGTGTACTATAGAAAGTTAGATCCTCATAGTAGTTTGTATCTGTAATTGTAGATGTAAGGTCTGTAAAGCTAATATCAGACAGCACTACCATTAGAGCTAGTTGTGTAGTTTGTGCTTCATTTGATGTTTTATCCTCTTGTTTTGCCATTAATTTATTAGCAATCTTTTGTTTTATTTCTTTTTCTGGAACTACTTCTTGTGTTGTTTCTTGTGTCATCTCCATTTCTGTTTCAATCTCTGCTTCTATCTCTATTACTTCTGGAGTTTCTTCTATTGTTTCTGTCATCTCTATTGTCATTTCTTGTGTAGATGTATCTGTAAAATCCATTTCAATAACTAAATCATCTGTATATATATTTTCTAAAACAACCTCCATTTGAACATCTTCTATTTTTATATTATCTTGGACAATATCATCGACTACATCCAGGATGATTTCAGTAACAATATCAACAGTTTTGTATTGTATCTCCAAGAAAGGATCTGAGATTATTCCTCCAAACATACCGCTAGTATATCCAGCATCTACAGACCAAATATCCATTTTAAAATTAACATCTGTATAACTATTAACACCAATGTTTTGTGCATATTTGTAGTCTTTAACACCAGAATAGTCCATTTCCACAGTGTGTTCATAGGTATTAATAGAACTACCATCTGATTTAGTTACATGTAGTTTTATTGTAAAATAATCTCTGCAATCTCCATTAGTATTTTGACAGCCAGGAACAGATGTATTAGATATATGGCTTTCTATAGATGCACCATACTCTAAATCAAAGCCTTGTTGCATTTCTGCAACACTTAATCCTTGGTCTTTCAATGAGTATTCTTCGCTAATAATACCACCTCCACCAATAGCTGTGCCACCTTGGTCAGCACTACCCGTACATACTTCACCATCTTCTAATGTACCAGAGTAGCTGCACTGCTCTGTTGAGGCTCTGTCGTATGTAGTCCAGGTATCAGCTGGATCTAATATGTTTTCTGTGGTGAGTTCTTCTGCTTTAGAAAAGGAGCAATAAACTAAGAGCCATAAGACCAAAGTTTTTAAGACCATCAAAATCTCCTTCTGGTTCTTTTTCTTTTTCTCTATTCTGTAGAAATTTATTTTTAATTTTAGATCCTTCTGGCATCATATCAATATTAGCTAACCAGATCTCTTTTGATTCTTCTGCAATTTTTCCTTTAATAGGGGGATAAACTCCAGACATCCATAGTGCATCAAACACTTGAGGATCTTGAGCTAAGATAGCTACCGCTGGAACTTTAAGGTTCAAAGACATCATTTGCCTACTTAATTTTATTCTTACACAATTACTGTCTGAAACAGTTACGCCTGTACTAACACCTAGTATTTGTGTGGTAACAGATCCGCTATAAGCACTAACGCAGACATCACTATTAACTATGCTTATGCCTGGTGATATTGCAGACGGAGGAGCTTTATCTATTGTGTTTGATGAAACAGTGTTAGAAGATACAGTGTTAGTTTCTGCTTTTACATCTGTAATAGTCGCAACTGTTCCAAATAATAAAAGTATTGCTACTAAAAGTTTCATTTACAAATACAATCGAAGTCCTCGCAACACTCACACATTATTCTTCTACTTTTAATTCCCAAACGACATTAGGTTTTACAGGTAAAGTAAAAAATATATTTTCATCATCTTCACATGCTTTTCTTATTTCTCTTAAATCGTTTCTATAAAATATAAATTCATCTATATTTGCTACAGTGTCTTTGACATCATCTAACATTACCCAATCTGTTTCTTGTAATAGTTTATCTAATTCTTTTCTTGTTATCATCTTACATCTCCTATTAGGATTTCTGTTGGTGAAATAGCAGTACCTACTACAATTCCAGAAGTTGTTGCTGTTGTAATATCTCCACCAAGATTAGGGTCTACATAATATTTAACACCTACTGTTAATCCTGTAAATCCATCAGCAATACCACCATAACAAACTTTAGCTGTACCACTTGATGATGTTTCTTGTGCTACTCCACCATAAATAAAAGGGAAGTCATCACTATAAGCATTGACTGTGTATGGTGCTGCTATCTCCATACCATTTGCTGCTCGGTTATATGTAAGAAAAGTATTTCCACTTATATAAGGAATTTCACCTGTTAAACCAGATATCACTAAAGGTGTTTTTACTCCTACAACATTGTAGTTGCTATCTAATTCTATAGCAGATAATCCTGTGCTTGTTTTAAGTGCTAATTCTGTAGCTGATTTTGCTTTTATATCTTGAATAGCACCAAATACTGTAGGTAAATTACCATCTTCATATTCAAAGTCATCAATTTTTGTAAAGGTGGTATTACTAAACGAATAAGTTTGTGCTCTCCTTTTATTATAAATATCTTTAAAGAAATATAAGAAGTGAGTACTGTTTAAAAATATACCTATACCATCACCATTATATTCACTAGAATTAAAAGGTAAACTACTCTGTACTATGTGACCACTTGAACTGCCTGTAAACCCTAATACATCCAATCCAGTACTTGTCATAGAAAGTATTCTATTACTAGAAATTTCTTTACGCCTACTTGCATCATCTATATTAGGATTGGTCTGTGAAGTCCGTCTATTATTATGAGTTCCACCACTCCAGCTAAAATGATTGGTTAAACCACCTGTTGTAGATTTAAAAAGTTTTACACTCCAGCTATATCCAATAGCATTTCCACTTATATAAGGAGCATGACCACCAATAGATGCACTCATAGTACCACCATAATGAGTTGCATAGTTGATACCACCAGAACGTCTATCAAAGTTGTTCGCAACAGTGTACCTAGTGCCTAACATGGAAATATTTCCATTAGATGTGTTTATAGTAAACATTTGAATAGCATCTTGTTGATAATCTCCATCACTACCTCTAGAAGAAGAAGAGTAAGCAACCCAATAATTATCTTTCCATTGACCTACATATCCACCAGAGCTCGTACTACCATTTGAATTTGTATCTAGAGTAGCACTTGAACCAGTAGTATAAGTTCCGTCAGCATTTAATATTTGACCAGTTATTGTAAGCCTTGATTTATTACTAACATTTGCAGATGAATATTTTATTCTGAAACCACCTGTGCTTGAATATTTAATACTCGCAGTATCTAAATCAGTGTCATCTACATAAGTACCTACAGTATTTACAGTAGGGTATTGTTCTACTTGACCACTTTGATTAGTATTAATTATTTTAGCATCAGTAACAGAAGCTCCACTTGCTAGTGTTACATCTCTAGTTAAAGCATCACCACCTACTGTAGCTGAACCACCAAGTGCAGTAGCATTACCATTAATAGTGATAGAAGGATTAGCTAGTGCTGAGTTTGGAATAGAAGCTAGTCTTGCATTAGGTAAAGTTCCTGTTGTTAATGCTGAAGCATCATTACTTGCTGGTACGTTATCTAATCTTCCAGATTTAATATCACCATTAGAATCTAATAAATCTGCTAGTTGTCTTGTCTTACTCATTAATTATCTCCCATTGTTGGTCTGTTTCATTCCATTGATAAATTTGTCCGTCATCTGGTTTAGCAACAGGTGCTTCCCAAAGACAAGTATCTTCATCTAATACCCAACTAGTAAAAGGTTTGGGTGGGATAAAAGCATCTCTTGTTTGGTCATATGTAAAACCAATACCAGCAAAGTTTTTTCTTATGTTTCCATTGTAAGATGTTTGTTTCCAAGTATCTCTAGTGCCATATAAAGTATTTAAAAAATCTACTCCAGTTTGTTCGTCTGTAGCAACATTATTTGATACTACTTCCACTCTTTCAATAATGTTTCCAACTCCTAATTTTGCAAAATGTGCCATTACGCTGTGTAACTCCCTGAACCTGTGTATGTTAATATTGTATCTGAGCCACTTGTTGTGACTGAGGGTGAACCAGTTGTTGTGCCTGTATAACTAGCAGTTGGCATACGAAGGATAACGATACCTGAGCCTCCATTACCAGCATTATTAAAAGCTGCAGAACCACCGCCACCACCACCAGTATTAGTTGTTGCAGAAGTTCCTGTGCCACTAACGCTTCCAGCACCACCGCCTCCTGAACCACCACTACCAGCAGTACCATTATTATCTTGACCACTACCACCTCCACCACCAGCACGAGTAACTGAAGAACCTGTGATTGTTGAAGCAACACCATTACCACCACTACCAGCAACAGATGTACTAGCATTTCCGCCAACCGCAGAAGCACCACCGCCTCCGCCACCTTTTCTTGCTGGATAAGCTCCACCTTCTGCATTTCCTCCAGCAAAACCTTGATTAGAAGTTCCAGCAGCACCAGTTATAGTTCCACCATTTGAATTTACACCAGCACCACCACCAGAGCCACCAGTCAAACCAGGTCTTAAATCAACAGGAGATTCAGTATTAACTCCACCAGCACCACCACCTATAGAAGTGATTGTACCAAAAACACTATTACTACCGCTAGTTCCTCTAGGATAAGCATTAGGAAATCCTGGATTTTGTGAACCTGTACCACCACCACCTACAGTGATAGTGTATTGAGTTCCTACAGCTACACTAAGTGCAGACTCCGAAGAACCTCCACCACCTGATGCCTCAGAGTTGTATGATGCTCGATAACCACCAGCACCGCCACCACCGCCAGAATCTTGACCGCCACCACCACCGCCAGCGATAACTAAGAAATCTACATTATAGTTAGGATCTACAGGATTATCTTCAGATACTTCGTCTGATGTTGGAATCCAACCTTTAGTTGTTCCTGAGTAAACTACTCTTAATCCTTGACCACTTGTATCGTATTCAACAGTAAATGTATCTGGATCGCCTTGATAGTTTTTACCATTACTATCTATTATAATTTTATTTGAACCCCAGTTTCTTGCGTAATCAACTAATTCAATAGTATCACCGACACTTGGATTTGAAGGGAATGTTATAGTTACTGTGTTTGATGATGTATCAACCCAATAGCCTTCATTAGAAGAAGCTGTAAAGTTAGATGTTTTAATTGATGATTGCCAAGCAATTCCTGATTCTATTCCTGTAAGAGCAGAACCATCAATAGCTGGTAATGCACCAGTTAAGTTGCCAGAAGTTAAATTTGTTAAAGCAGAACCATTTAAAGCTGGTAAGGTTGCTGGAAATCTTGCATCAGGAATTGTACCTGAAGCTAAATCAGAAGCATCTAAATTTGTTAAGTTAGCACCAGATATAGCTGGTAAAGTTGCTGGGAATCTAGCGTCTGGAATAATTCCATCATTAAGATTGTTTGCATTAAGTTCTGAAACTGTAAATGATTTAAAGGCATATACATTTAAAATATCATTAAGAGCAGCTGCACTACCTAGTACAATAGATGTACCTGAAGTAGCTGTGTAATCATCTGGATCTAAAGTAATACCATTAAGAGTAACTATTATGTTACTAACACTATAAGATAATGTTGCTGAGTTATCATCACTACCAGTAAAAGTTGTTTGACCAGCTGTTGCTGTGTACTCATATAAAATTAAAGAAGCAGTACCTGCACTTGATGCAGCAATCCAGTTACCACCATCAAACACACGCATCTCATTCGCACTTGAATTAAAATATAAAGCACCAGTAACTAAAGCATTACCATCATTATCTACTGTAGGATTGGAAGTTTTACT